ATTAGTCGGCGCTTACAGGCGCCAGCATCCGTACATGAATATGAAGCAACCTTCCGAGCAGGAAATTGACCGCTTGCAGACCAAGGCGCGGGCAGCCACAACGCTCAGAGCCGAGCTGGCTTCTCTGTCGCGCAGCGCCCGCAGACTGTCACGCCTAGCGATCGAGGGAAGCCTGCGCCCGACGCTTGAAGACCTGGAAGAAGAGAACGCACAGAACGATTACGGGCGCAGCGCTGTGGCTGACGTAGCTGGTCAGGTGTACCGCACGAGCAAGGATGCCGACTGGAAGAAACCGCTGGAGAGCGCAGTCAAGACCTGCATCGGAATCCTGAGCGCGAACCTGCCCCCGGAACAGGACAAGAAGGAAGCACTGAAGGCGCTCGTATCACAGCAGTGTAATATGCTTGGCGTGTCGAACTCGTTTCTTGACCAGAAGGCGCGGCAGTTCTGCGCAGACGGCAGAGTGATAGATGCGATCAAGTACGTCCGAGACACAGCGCAACTCGGATTGAAAGAAGCGAAGGAATACGTTGACATCTTACGAGGGCTTTGATACTCTGACATAGATCAATGGCGCTCCACTGGATGCAGCGCCTAACTGGAAGCAGGACCTGATGTACAAGAGACCACAGGAGGCTCACATGCGTTATGGATACTAAGGCAATCGCAAAGGCAACCACGGCAGTTAACCGCTCACAGAAGAAGCTGGCGAAAGTCACGGCTGCCAAAGACGTTACGATCGCGAAAGCTGTTGAGAAAGCCGAATCGCGCTTCACCGCCCGCTTGACCGCTGCCACCGCTGCGGTTGCTGCCGCGCAGGCTTCGTTGACCGCTCTGGTCAGCCCCGCGCCGGCTGCTGAGTAATTCTCACCTGGATCCGCACGACAATTCTGCTGAATAAAGCCCTTGCTTATCTGCTTAGATAAGCAAGGGCTTTCCTCATGCGTGCTACTGTGTCACCTAGTAATCCGAGTGCTAAGTTGCATTTATTGCAGAGTGTTCCACGGTACTCATTAGTCAGGTGGTCATGATCGGAAACAAGTCTCTCTTTGCTGCCACAAATTTCACATGCATCTTTCATTCCGAATGCTGGCCATTTCGGATGCTTATTTCTTCGCTGGTCCGCGCGGACGCGCTCACGGCACAGCCAGAGTCCTGAAGTAAGCAAGCGCGCTTCTACTCGTTTGCAACAAGCCGCGCAGTGTGCTGTCTGTGCTTCTTTATCATGATTAGATAACGAGTGCCTTATCATCTGTTCAAGTGTATCATACCCGTCACAGGTCACAAGTAATAGTGAGCGCACATCTGCGCATCACGGGGGATTCCATGTTCGTTCCATCTGTTGAGTTGATTGAAGGCGCAGCCGCGGGCTTCGTCACTGGGGTATTTTGCCCCGCGGTTTGCCGCAAGATCAAAGCTGCCTTCACCAGCGAGACCAAGAAGCTCATCGCTGAGTTGAAGACCAAAGTGGAAGCGCTCGAAGCCAAGATCGTGAAAGACGGTCAGGCTGTGATCGCTGAAGCTGAGAAAGTTCCTGCCGCTGTCGAAGCGGAAGTCAAGAAAGCGTAATGGCTGGTCGCAGACCAAAACCGACAGCGCTCAAGAAGCTGCAAGGGAATCCAGGCGGAAGACCGCTGAATGATTCCGAGCCGAATGCTCCCGTTGGCATGCCTGAAATTCCGAAAGGAATGGGGCATGTTGCCACGCGGTACTTCAAGCGGCTGTGTGCAGACCTTCTCACGACCGGACTGCTGACAACAGTGGACGGACTTGCGCTGGCGAATCACTGCAAGGCAGAAGCGCTCGGCGAGAAGTACTTCAAAGATGCGCTGGAAGAGCCATACGTATTTGAGCACACTTACGACAAGGAAGGTCATCTCATCAAGACGACCAAGAAGTTGTCGCCAGCGTCTCTCGGCTTCATTGCTTGCAGCAAAGCGAGTAAGGGTTATCTGACTGAGTTCGGACTGACTCCGGCATCCCGTGCCAAGTTGCATGTGGAAAAGCCGAAGCCTGCTGATGAGTTTCCGACTCGTGAAGCTGCAATGGCTGATGAGCCGAAGCAGACTGACAGCCTGCTCGATTCGATCGACGAGACAATGCTCGTCATGTAATACTTGCCGCTGGATCACTGCCTGAGAGGCATCGAAGTCGGTTGCGGATGGAGTCTCTCAAGTACCAGCAGCCCCGGGCGCACAGAAACGCAGCAACGTTCTGTGGTCTCGCGGGGCTTTAAGATTTCCGCCGATTATGATTCAGGAGACTCTGGCTCTCGCGAGTTAAGGAGTCCCGATCGTTCCGCCCAGTGCGGGGAGAACGGTACTGGATCACTTCAGCGGGAGGAGCAGCGCTCATACGAACGCAAAGCGAAGATGCCGTCGTAGCTGAAGCGCCGAGCGGAGACGCTGCTCCGGTTTATTTCTTACGACGTATAACACGAGCCGCGCCGGCTACCGATCACAAGGTTGCTGCGCGGCGAAGCCGGTATAGCTCAGTGGTTAGAGCTACGGTTTTGTAAACCGTGGGTCGGTGGTTCGAATCCATCTGCCGGCTCCAATTTTTTTGCTCTAACGTTCTCGGACGCAAACCGAGTGGTGGATTGTTCCTGATTGAGCATCAACCCAGAAATGGGGTATGTGATGCGAAATCCAAGGGCTGCTGTGCTCAAAGCAGAGCGCCGGCAGTTTGTTGCAGAGTACAAGACTTCGAGAGGTTGCGTAGACTGCGGAGAAAAGGATCCGCGCTGCCTTGACCTCGATCACCGCAGTAACAAGGTGATGGGTGTTGCTGTGATGATTAGCACGGGCAGGTCTCTGTCTGTGATCTTGGAAGAGATGGCGAAGTGTGATGTCCGCTGCTCGAACTGTCATCGCAAGAAACACTTTTGAGCATGCCGGATGTCTGCTCGTAAGATCCTCAGAGTCCTCTTTCGGGATAGAGGGTTGCCGTGGGTGGCTGAGCAGCCCGGCTCCGTTTTTGCACGACTGCTCTCTTCGTTAAGTGGCTCAGGACCACAGCGAGCAGGCTACAAAGAGCAGCAGGAAGGGAGGGTAGGACCTGAAAGGAAAAAATCAGGAAAATACCCCAAGATCAAAAGCACATCAACACCTCTGCGACGTGGTGAGAACGTCAGTTCGGCGATTCTGTAAAGAGGCTCTATGACTGACGTTTTGGTTGCACCCCCATCGGTACCGCAAATAGACGCTTACAATGTGGCAGTAACATACGCCAAAGATGTTCTGGAAGGGCGTATCGCCGCGGGCAAGCTGCTTAAACTGGCAGCGAAGCGTTTCATCTCCGACCTAAAGACAGGCATTCTCCGCGGCATCTCCTTCGACAAGAAAGCAGCCCAACACGTCGTTGACTTTTTCGGCATCTTGCGTCACAGCAAGGGCAAGTGGGGCAAAGGCAAGGGACTGCCGTTCATTCTCGCCCCTTGGCAAGTCTTTATTCTCGCCAACATTTTCGGCTTCAAGAAAAACGGCAAGCGCAGATATAACGAAGCGCACATCGAGATCGCCAGAAAAAATGGGAAGACAACCTTCATGGCGGGCATTGGTCTGTACATGCTGGTGAGCGATGATGAGCCGGGCGCCGAAGTCTACTCGATCGCCACAACGCGCGATCAAGCGAAGATTGTATTCGATGAAGCCTGCCGCATGCGCTCAAAGAGTCCGTACCTTGCCAATACAGTTGACATTGTTCGGAATAATCTTAGCGTGCTGAGCAGCGCCAGCAAGTTCGAGCCGCAGAGCGCTGAAGCTGGAACTAAAGATGGCTTGAACGTCCACTGCTTCATTGCGGATGAACTGCACGCGCATCCAGTCCGAGCGCTATACGATAACTTCAAGCACGGCACTGCTTCACGCGAACAACCGCTCGCATTATCAATCACGACGGCAGGTTTCAATACACAAGGCATCTGTTTTGACCAACGCAAAGTCGTCGAGAACATTCTGGCAGGCACAGTTGACGCTGAATCATTTGACCACATCTTCGGCTACATCGCATGTCTTGACCAGCCTGACCAAGATGGAAAAGGCGGCGATGACTGGGAAGATGAGAAATGTTGGATCAAAGCTAACCCCAATATTGGGATTTCTATTGAGCTGGAGTACTTGAGGCAAGAAGCAGCTAAAGCAAAACTATCACCGACAGCTCGCAATGAATTCCTCTGCAAGCACTTGAACGTCTGGACTAGTCAGCAGATTCTCTGGATGCCGCCCGAGAAGTGGGCAGCATGTAACATCGCCGGACCTCTGCCGAAGCCGTCAGCGCTCCGACTCGCTGCGCTTGAGGCGCTCAAGGGCAGATTGTGCATCGGCGGGCTTGACTTGTCATCCAAGCTTGACTTGTGCGCTTTCGCGCTGCTCTTCCCTCCGGTGAAGGACAAAGTAGAACTCGTGCCGCGCAAGCAGACACAGCAAGAAGTCTGGAACCGCGTGCCGCAGCAGTTTGATGAGGTGATTATCTCCAAGGGGGATCCGAAGTGGTCCGTGCTTGTGTGGTTCTGGGTTCCTGAGGGACGCATTCAAGAGCGCGTGAAGAAAGACCGAGTGCGCTACGACGTGTGGCAGAAAGAAGGATACTTGGGCACTTGCCCTGGCGATGTCATTGACCATGAGTACATCTACAAGGAAATCAAGGCGCTGCGTGAGCGCTTCAGCTTCACTGACATTGCATTCGATTCTTGGAACGCGCAGTGGATCGCCAAGAAAATGGAGAACGATGGCTTTAAGCCCGAAGAAGCGCACATGGGTTACCACACGCTGTCAGAGCCGATGAAAGAACTGATGGGCTTAGTTCTCCAGAAGAAGCTAGAGCACTTCGGCGATCCGATACTTTCTTGGAACATGAGCAACGTCGAAGCTACGACGGATCCGATGGGCAACATCAAGCCAGACAAAGCCAAGTCGAAAGAGAAGATCGACGGCAGCGTGGCGCTCATCATGGCTATCAGCCGCGTGATTCAGAATCCGAAAGTGGCAACAGTGAGCGGCTGGGACTACTCTAAGGGGATCCTGTTTATCTAACCCGTCACACCTTCTGATACATAGAGAGGGATTAGGTATGAGCACACCGATTCAGCCAGACCAGATCAATGTGGCGAAACAGGAAGCGCAAGCCGATGCTGAGGGCTGGCTTCACCGCTCACTCGCAGCATTCGACATCTGCTGCAATGTCATCTTTTTCCGCGGGCGCCAGGGTGAGACTATTAGTTCGCACTGCTACCGCGCAGCGCTCGAGGGTCACCTGTGGGGGAAGATTCTCAACGGTGCTCTTGACCTGATCCAGACCAACCACGGCGCAGATGCCGCGGCTGGTGATCTTGCCCGCGCCAAGTCTATCGTTGCGACGTTAGAGCAAACCCTGGCAAGGTCGTAACACCTTTAGGATATAGAGAGGGACCACAATGGCGAACTTCATCACAAAATTGTTCGACGGCATTGCACAGCGGAACCTTCCGCCTGCTGTCGAGCAACGTACCAGTTTGGAGAATCCGCAGACACCGCTAAGCTATCCCGCGGAGTGGCTGTTGGACATCTTCAACGGCGGGCGCACTGACTCAGGTATTCGTGTCAGTGAAATGACAGCGCTCCAAGTGGGCACAGTGTTCGCTTGCGTAAACGTCATCTCCGATGGTGTCTCTTCTCTGCCGCTGCATGTCTACCAGCGTGCCAAGATTTCTGGACGCGCCAGCAAGACTCTCGCGCTGGACTCGCCGCTTTACAAGATCGTTCACACAGAGCCGAACCCCGAGATGACCAGCGCCGTATTCTTCAAGGTCGCCATGATCCATGCTCTACTCTGGGGCAACGCGTACTCGGAGATTGAGCGCGATGGCTCCGGACAGATATGCGGACTCTGGCCGCGTAACCCTGCCCGCACTCGTCCGATCCGTTTGCTGAAGCCGATCATGTTCGAGGGCGATCTTCTTCCTGGCGGGACGCTGATGTACGAAACATCCGACCAGCTGATGGACTCCAGCAGCTATGTCGTTGACCAGAATCCAGAAATGATGAACGTTGGATTGCGGCGCCTAGTGCTCGCCGAAAACATGGTGCATGTCCCCGGGCTGTCTCTTGACGGTCGTCTCGGACAGAGCACAGTGTGGCTGGCGCGGCAGGCATTCGGTCTGGCTCTCGCAACAGAGAAGTACGGCGCCAAGTTCTTTGGTAATGGCGCTCGCCCGTCTGGCATCTTGACCTTCCCGAACAAGATGGAAGACAAGCAGATCGACACGGCTCGACGTTCATGGGCTGAAGCACACGGCGGAGAGAATCAATTCCGCGTGGCAGTGCTCGAAGACGGTGTCAAGTATACCAAGATCCAAGCCACACCTGAAGAAGGGCAGATGCTCGAAACTCGGAAGTATGAGCGAGAGGAAATCTGCGCCATCTTCGGCGTGCCGGCACACATGGTTTGCGCTCAAGACAAGGGCGGCAAGTCAAACGTTGAGCAGTCCAGCATCGAGTTCGTTCTGTACTGCCTGCATCCCTGGCTCAATCGCTGGGAGCAGGAGATGGAGCGCAAGCTATTCTCGAAGATGGGGCGCTCTGCCAGCAAGTACTTCGCGAAGTTCGACACGCGCAAGCTGATGTACCCTGATGCGGCAGCCCGCGCCACCTTCTACGCCTCCGGTAAGCAATGGGGATTCCTGAACACGAACATCATTCTGGAAATGGAAGACATCAACCCAGTTGAGGATCCTAAGGTCGGTGAGACCTTCTGGATGCCGATTAACATGCAAGATGCTGGCGATCCGCAGAAGCTCGGCGCTGAGGACCAGAATGCGCTGGACATCAAGAAAGCCACTGCTGTTGCTGAGCACGGAGCGCAGATGGCGCAGGACACTGCGAAGGTCACTACGAACTTGCAGATGAAGACTGCGCAGCAAGCGCACGAGCACACAATGGCTCAGACGAAAGTCAGCAACAGTCACGAGCTGGCAAAGCACAAGGCAGGGATTGCTCCTCCTGCGGCACCCGGAGCGCCGGGAGCACCTGGGGCGCCTGCTGCTGGGAACGATGCAGGGGACCAGCCTGGACAGGCGAAGCGCACGATCACAGACTTTGCAGAGATGCGCAGCGCCATGGAAACCTTGATGGAAGACGGCTTCCACTTCCGCAAGTCAGAATATGATGACGAGCTGGACGGAATCACCTATACGTACCTGCATCCAGATCATCGGTCGGTACTGCTCACGTACAAGCAGGGACCTGTGGCAGTCGATGACAGCAGCGCGGCTGCTGGCACGGGCAGAGACAACATCGGAGAACTGTTCGCGGGCGGAGACTCACGGGACAAAGGTCCTGAGGGAAAGACCGACTACGTTCTGCGCCACGGCTGCACTAAAGCCAACGATGACGATGAGTACCGCGGCTGGGGAACTTACCCGCTCGACGCTGATGGAAAAGCTGAAGCGCTCGAAGCTGCCAAGTTCCTGCGCGACAAGGGTCTCATCAAGATCGTGACCAGCTCTCTTGTGCGGCATCAACAGACTGCACGGATCATTGCGAACGAGCTGGACATTCCCGTCGAGACTGACGAGAACTTCCGCACGCTGAACGTTGGAGACTTCACGGGCAAGAAGCGGAAAGTCTATGGCGAGAAGCTGCAAGAGTACTTGGACGATCCGAGCAAGGTGATCCCTGGCGGTGAGAGCGTCGACACGTTCATCAAGCGCAACGCTGGCGCCTTCGAGAAGGTGCGCTCTGACTCCCAGCAAACCCTGATCGTGACCAGCCGCAGCAACATCTTCGGCTTGATCGGTAAGGACACTGGAGAAGAGGTCAAGATCGCGAACCCGGGCGGAGTCTACACCCTGAACAACGGGAACAAGCTGGCACAGGTGCTCGGCGCTGCTGACACTGATACGCTGGCGGGTTCATAAGGGGGAGCAATGCAGCGCATCATTGACCAGCTCGATGAAATACTGGAGCGCTTCGACGAGAAGGCGCCGATGGGTCACCGTTTCCATACACCAACACGGCAAGACTTCGTCGCGCTCACGAAGTGTGTGAAGCAGATGGCAGAGCAGATACAGAATGAAGGGATCGAAATTGACTGAAGCGTTTCAGCAGCGCGTCATGGAACTGATGTCGGATCCGCTCTTCACCAAGAACATGGGGAAAGCGCTGCCGCAGGCAGAGCCCTACAAGGCGCTCGGTGATGGCTTCGGCAACATCAGCGGTCAGGCATTCCCTGAGATGTGCTCTTGTCTCTGTCAGAATCCGGAAGTGTTTGGACCGCAGGGTGAGCCGCTATTCCGCTTCAGTGAAGACCAACCGCGTGATGCGCACGGGCAGTGGACTTCCAGCGGGACTTCACAAAGCGGAGATGTCAAGCACACGGAGTACAAAGGCGCCAATCGCACTATCGTGGTAGATCACGACACGAAGGCGAACAAGATCACGATTAAGCATCTGGACAAAGACGGCAACTTGATGGTCCAGCAGACACACGACTCCGTCGGCGCAGCGCGTAAAGAGTTGACCGTGAACGGCATCGACCACAAGTTCTATGCTCTGCCCGCGAAGCGCTCATTCAATCCTGAGCAGCCGCGCGACAAGTCCGGAGTGTTCTCGATGGGCAACGTTGCCAAGTTCGAGAGCGAGGAAAAGGGGCTGATCGCATACGTCACCAAGTTCGAGGGTAAGTTCCATGTGAACGTGCTCAAAGCGGGGCAGCCGTGCCTGCCTGGCGCGATCTACTCTGACAAGCAAGTCGCGATTGACAAGGCGAAGGAGTTGCTGGCGGAGTTGAAGGTTAAGCCCGTCACAGGACAGCAGTAATGATGAGGAGAACTATGTCGGCAAAGCGCTGGCCGTTGCAGGTTAAGACACGGCAGGGAATGGGCTTTGAGGCTGGACTCATGAGTCCCGGCGCCGGCGGCAATCAAGCCAGTGATGGCGGACAAGCTGCCGACCCTGAGATGCTTCTGCGTGCGCAAGAGCAGCACGTCACCACCGGCAAGTTCACAAAAGCTACGACACAATCGCTGGCATCCTCTACCGCAGATGCCGCGGGGCACAACAGCACCAAGTTCGAAGTCGGAGATGAAGTCAAGAGCAAGTCGGGCGGATCTGGAGTTGTCAGCAGCATAGAAGACGGGATCCTGACCGTAAAGACCGACGACGGGAAGACTGAGAAGTGGCAAGCAGTCCTTACCGAGAAGAGGGAGACAATGAGCACCCACATCGAAATCCGTTATGCATCCAAGATGACTGTTGAAGAGCGCGGCGATCAGGGCGATGAAATGGCGCTCGTCGGTTACGCAGCTACTTACAACAGCCTTTCGAAGCCGCTACCGCAGGGGTTTGTCGAGAAGATTGCCCCTGGTGCATTCGATCGCGCTTTGGCTGAGAAACAGGACTGCCGGTGCCTCTTCAATCACGACTCCAGCCGAGTGCTCGGTCGAGTCTCTTCAGGCACATTGAAACTTTCTTCGGACGACAAGGGGCTAAAGTTCCGCTGCGCTCTTGATCCGAACCAGCAAGCACACCGAGACCTCCACGCCGCTGTCAAGCGCGGAGACATCAGCGATTGTTCGTTCGCATTCTCTCCGAACGGAGAAGATGGGCACGACTTCGACGATGTCCGCCAGCAAGATGGTTCGTGGCTGATGATTCGCACCTTGAAGGACGTGAATCTGTACGATGTCTCGGCTGTCACACATCCTGCATATAATGACACTTCAGTCCAAGCGAGGGACGCTGCAATGACACCTGAAATCCGAAGCATCGTGAACAAGCTGTTGGAAAAGCGAGCGCAGACCGAGAAGCGGGATGCATTCGATTGTCTCGAAGATTACATCGGCGCCATCGGCAAAGCCATGGCGGAAAAGTTCCCCTGTGAGCCTGTTGAGGGAGATGGCGGCGCCTGCTGCTCTTCTTACGGAAAGTTCTACATCGTGGAGACGCACGTCGACCACGTGATTGCCTGCAATAACTACGGTCCGGGTCCTCAAGAGTTTGTGAGCATTCCCTATGTCATCAGCCCTGACGGTGATGGCTTCGTGTTCGGCACTCCAGTGCCGATGGAAAAAGAATACGTGCCCGCCGAGCGCACAGCGCAGAAGGTTGCTGAGCACCGCGCGATGCACTCTGGACACATGCAAGCGATTGCAGACCAGCATGCGGCTGCCGCAGCGGAACACAATGCCATGAGCGATGCTCATGCTGCTGCCTCTACCGAGCACAGCGCACATGCCGCAGCGCACCAAGAAGTGGCTGACGATGCTGCCAAAGAAGCCGAGCGCATGAAGAAGTGCGAAGACTCCGATGGTGACTGCGCAGTCAAGGGCTGCCGATGTCAGAACTGCCGTTGCGATGACTGCGACGTCTGGGACGATGAAGACATTGACGGCGAGAATCAAGACGACCGCTCCAAGCGCATGCTGGCAAAGTATGGCGCCGAGAAGCGCGATGCTGCTGGGAAGACTCTCACCAAGAAGGTTGGCGGGAAGAATCTGCCTGCCAGCGCTTTTGCTTCAGTTGGCGATCCGAATGACACAAGCACATGGAAGCTGCCTGTCCACGACAAAGCGCATGCGGACAATGCTGCTGCGCGCTTGGATCAGACTGCCGACATCGACAAAGATGCTGCCAAGAAGAAGATCGAAGCTGCGCAGAAGAAATTCGGTGAGACTGACAAGCGCGGCCTGATGACCCCAGACGAAGTAAGAGGCGGTCCTGGAAGCGGTCCGCGACCGGCCGGCGGTGAAACTGCGAAGACAACTGGAGAACACGAGTCTGCTGCTGCTGCGCATAATGCTGCTGCTGCTGCGCATACGGAACAAGCAACGAAGCACTATGAAGCTGGCGACAAAGCGCAAGGTGACGCACATATGAAAGCAGAAAGTGCGCACGCGTCCGCAGCTTCAGAACATGAGCAAGCCGCAAAAGCTGTAACAAAGCTGAAAGGACAAGTCGCTGACTCTAAGGTGTCGCCTGCGCGATTCTCTGCTAATGCGGAACGCGTCGCAGTTAAAACGGCAGCGGCTAACGCTGCTTCTAAAGCGGCTAACGCAGCTACGGCGGCAATAAAGACCGAAGCTACAAGGAGTGTCTTTGACCCTGCCACGCTGCCGATGAGCGCGGAAGAAGTCGAAGACACAATGAACCGGCTTCGCTTGATCACGATTGACAGCGAAGTCCGCACCGCAACATTGTAAGAAGATTGCTGCATCCTTCTGACAAAGCTGTCACAGAAGAGCAGTCAAGAAGAGGACACTTCAATGGCGAAATACTTGACACCGGCGCAGCAAGAGATTCGGAGCCTCCTGAACGAGGCAGATGAACTCTCTCGGCGCTCTGAACCGAGCAAGCAGGACACGGCGCGATCGGCGTACATCTACGCCAAAATCAAAGCGCTCTCGTCTGGCATCGATGCTGTTGATTATCGGACGCAGTTCTTCTCCGACTTGTTCAAGGGCAAGCAGCCGAAGCCCGAAGTACGCGCCACGCCGCTCGAAGCCGGTCAGCAGACCGTTCTTTATTCGACGGGGCTTGAGGGCGGCTACCTCGTGCCGCAAGAGTACCATGACGAAGTCCAGTTTGGTATGGCGCAGTACGATCCGCTTCTGAACAAGGACATCGTCACGCTGCTTGAGTCAAAAGACCAGTCGCTCCGCCCGTACACTATTCCTGGCTGGGACATGAGCACTTTCGCTGCTGTCAAAGTCTCGGAGAATGCACAACAGATTCCGCAGACCACGCCGCCTGCTGCGAGCGGAGTAATACTCGGTGGCTACAAGTACATGTCTAGCCTGCCCGTAACAAATGAGCTGGAAGAGGACATGTACGAAGTCACCCAAAAATTGATGGCTGATGCTTTCACTGTCGCGTTCGCGCGCGGCATCGGCGCTGACTTGATTCTCGGTTCAGGCGCGAACGCGCCACAAGGCGTGATTGCCGGAACGACCAGTGCTTACACGCTTGCCGCTCTCGGTGTTGTGTCTCTCACTGACATTGAAAACATCTATTTCGAAGTGAATCGCTTCCACCGCGCTTCTCCCAAGTGTGCTTGGCTGATGAATGATGCCGCATACCAGATGACGCGCAAGGCTGCGGACACTGTTGGCAACCCGCTTTTGAAGATCATCAAGGACAAGGAAACACTGATGGGCAAGCCCGTGTACATCTGCCCTTCTCTGCCCTTGTACAATCCCTCGCTTGGCACACAGGCTGCTGGTTCATTTTGCGCATTCGGTGACTTGAGCCATATGTATGTGCGCGTGTCCCGCCTCAGCGTATCGCGGTCGACACAGGCTGCTGGCTATGCCGAGAACGGCAAAGCGCTCTACCGCGGGCTGATGCGTGCTGATGCGAAAGTATTTGATCCGTCAAGCGGCGCTACACCTCCGATTGTGACTGCCGCACTGCACAGCTAAGGGGCTGAGCTATGGAGAAGCGCAACGTCCGGTCCGAAAGGACCGGAAGCTGCTACCGAGTCTGGGCAGACCTCCGTGTCGCAGACTTGCTGGCGATTCAATTCAATGCAGACCGCGCCGATGCCGCATGGTGCAATGACGGCGATCTTGTTCGGATGTATGCTGCCATGACTACGACTCCGCCACCGATCAAGATTAGAGCCGTCGGCGATCATTATGAAGTCGCAGATGGCGGACACAGATTAGCAGCCGCAAGACTTCGTGGCGATGAGTGGATCCCAACGATTGAGTTGCCAACCACTTAGCGAAAGAAAAGATTTATTTTATGGCGCTTCGTACCCGTCACAGGCTTTGAGTATTATGTAAGCTGCCTCTGTCCGAGGGCTTCAAAGTTGTTCGGACGCCAACCCTGCTGTAGACAATCCAAACAACTTTTTCAGATCATGCCCTTTGTGGGCACAGGAGCATTACCATGTCCAAGAAAAACGAATTGCTTGAGAAGCGAGCGCGTATCCACACTGAAGCTGTGGCTGTGATGGCTGCGGAACAGACTGCGGAAACCCGCGCAAAAGTGAAGACGATGTTCGCTGACATCGACTCGCTCGGCGAGGACCTTGCCAACATCGAGCGTGCCGACAAAGTTGCGGCTGACCTGGCTCAGCGCTCTGGTGCGATTGCACCGAACGCCGAACAGCGCAGTGCGCAGTCCCTCACAGAAGCTGCGGAGTATCGCGAAGCGTATTTCGAGTTTCTGATGAAGGCACACCCCGAATCCCGGTCCGCAGTTGCCGGTGGCGCTTCCAAAGAAGCCATCGCCCTGTTGGAGAAGACGAAGCAGAGCGTCGAGAAGATGTCTGCCGAGCAGCGCCGGTCGGCAGTGCTCAACCAAGTCAAGGCTGAGAAGCGCGACCAGTCCGCTGGTTCGCAGTCGATTCTCTACACCGAAGGCAACCTGGGTGGATACTTCATCCCCGCTGGCTTCGTGTACGACATCGAGACTGCGACCAAGTACTTCGCGCCTCTGTTGGATGGTTCGACCATCCGCGTGATGGAGACTGCAACCGGAAACGTGTTGCCGTACCCCACCAGCAACGACACCAACCAAGCGTGGACTCTGTTGTCTGAAAACACGCAGGTCGTCGACAACGGAACGACTCCCAACTATCCGAACCAGGGCGCCTCGGCTCCCACAGCGAACCCCGGCAACGTGCTGGCTGGCAGCGTCTCCTTCAGCGCATACAAGGGCACCACTGGACTTGTGCGCGTGTCGCTCGAACTGATGCAAGACAGCGCATTCTCGCTCGAAGCATTCCTGAAAGAAGCATTCAGCACCCGTCTCGGACGTGGGTATGAGTACTACCTCACGCAGGGTTCGGGCAACAATGCTCCTCTCGGCTTCATTCCGGCTATCGCCGCTTCTGGCGCGACACCGGTGGTTGCTCAGGGCTCCTTCAACGAAGATGGCATCTCCGGTAACACCGGCGTCAACTCCATCGGCTGGCAGGATCTTGTCAACCTGGAGCACTCCGTCGACCCGACCTACCGTCGGGGCGCGAAGTGGCAGATGAGCGATTTGACTCTTGCCAGCCTGAAGACTCGGTTGGACAAGTTCGGTCGCCCCTTCTGGGTACCGGCTGTGAAGGACGGAATGGTCGACACACTGCTCGGCTACCCGTATGTCATCAACCAGAGCATGGCTCAGATCGGCGCTTCGGCGACCACTGTTGCCTTCGGTCAGTGGAGCAAGTTCATCGCCCGCAAGGTGCGTGACCTGTCCATCGCCCGTCTGGATGAGCGCTTCGCTGACTACGGTCAGGTTGCTTATGTGGGATTCAGCCGTATTGACTCCCGCCTGGTCGATGCGGGCACGCACCCCCTCAACACTTTGCAGATGCACTCGTAAGTCTTTGAGTTGCAGAAGCAGAAAGAATTGCGGCAGAGAGAAAACAAGCTCTCTGCCGCTTTACTTTTGTGTTATACTTGTTTGATATGAGAGTCGGTCGAATCTACGTCATCACGAATTCAGTCTCCGGCAAGATTTATGTCGGGCAGACTTGGATGACTGTTGCACAGCGCTTGAAAGCGCACGTCAAGAGTGCTCATTACTCTAAGCGTAGACCGTCTCCTTTCCATAACGCAGTCAAAGCTTACGGAAAAGAAGCGTTCACAATACGGGCCGTTTGCTTAGCTTTTACACAAGACTGCTTAAATGCTGCTGAGTGCTACTTCATCAAAGCACTTCATGCGCAAGATTCTGCTATTGGGTACAATCTTCTTGCCGGCGGTGAGACTTCTCCGATGCTGCTTCAAGCAAGCAGAGATAAACTCGCGGCGACAAACACGGGACGAAAGCGCTCTGCTGAATCAATCGCTAAGCAGTTGAAGTCTCGCAAGGGCTATCGTCACTCTCATGCAACAAAAGACAAGATCCGTGCTTCAAATGAAGGAAAGAAGCGCGCACAAGAGACACGCGATAGAGTATCTGCTGCTGCTAAGAGGCGCGGTTGTGCTTGGCTCTTTGCGCCTTCAGTAGTCGCTAAGAGCGCATCATCTCGTACTGGGCGCATCGTTTCACAAGAGACGCGCGACAAGATCGGCGCTAAAAGCCGATTGAAGATCATGTCTCCGGAGGTTCGGCAGCGCATTTCTGAGAGCATAAAGAAGCTTCGCGCAGAGTGCTTTTGGTCTTCTGGACGTAAGTCTCAATCTGCAATCACTTCTCCGCAAGTATAGTCCTTTCTCGCAAATTCTCCAACCTCATGGCTGTCACACATCCCCAGATATTATGGGGTGATCTATGCTGGTACGTGTACGGATGAAGAAAGACGGCGCGGTCGAAGACATGCACCCAACCAGAGCCAAGCTGATGCTGAAGCTCGGACACGCAGAGGCTGTTCTCCATGCTGAGAATCAGGGCGGACCAGCAGCATGCGCGGGTGTAGAGCTGGCGCTCCGAGAACCGAAATCGCAGAAGGCAGTCTTGGGCTATGCCCGCACTGCCGGTCGGAGATAAAACCATGGCAGGACTAATCATTCAAGGTGGCGCTACACCAGGCGCACCGATTACGGAACTGATTTCGCTGACTCTGGCAAAGAACTTTTGCCGCGTCTTCAACACGGACGACGATGCGCTGTTCTCTGTGCTCATCACGGCTGCGCGTGAAGCTGCGGAAGAATTCTGCAACCGGAAGTTCGCCATCCAAAGTCTGCTGATGTCTCTCGACTCTTTCCCGTACTACACCGATACGGTCATGAGCCAGATGGCTTATCCGCCATCCTACTACTCTCTGCCGATGTACTCCACGACGCTGTGGAACTACTCGCAGATGATTAAACTTTTCTACGCACCCTGTATCGAGGTTCAAGGCATTGACTACACAGATGCCAACGGCAATAACCAGACGCTCATGCAAGATGTGGACTTCTTGCTCGACAACATTTGGGAACCTGCGCGCATTTTTCCAATGCCCGGCGGTATGTGGCCGGCTTGCCTTTACGTGCCAAATGCTGTGCGAATTCGGTATACTGCCGGGTACGGTTCATCTGCTGTGGATCCCGCTCCAGTTGACGGCGAGATTCCTCAGGGCGCTGGCAGTCAGCCTGTGCCGCAACGTGCAATCATGGCACAATTGCAGTTAATCGCTAGTTGGTATGAAAACAGAGAAGCGCTGTCAGAGGTGACAATGAAAGAGATGCCGCAGCATGTCAAGATGCTGCTCTGGTCTCTACGCATCGTAGACTTCCAGCCGACGAGAGGATGATAACATGTCAAGTGTTTTGTACTGGATGCGGCGCTGTCCGCTTTGCGGACGAGAGTTGCGGAAGACTTCGCTGGCTGAAGTTCTGCGCTGCGCATGCGGGTGGGTTTGGGGTGCTTAGCGTTCAGAGTTATGAACACTATACGAGTTAAGGAACATTATTATGGCAAGAAACTGGCGTACCGGAAGACTGCAAGCAGGCAAGTTGCGACACCGCATTGACATCGTCATGCCAAGCCCGATACAAGACTCGACAGGCGGCTTCAATCTGTCAGCCGATGTCGTCTATGCTAACGTGTGGGCATCCATTGAAGCGCTGAGCGGGCGCGAGACTCTCGTGCTGGAGTCGCAGACTTCGATGGTGTCGCATCAAGTCATCATCCGATACATCGGCGCAGCGCCTGACTGGCAAGCCGATACCGACTATCTTGCCGGCGCAGTCTGCTTGGATGCGAACGGAAATCTTCAGCTGGCGCTCAGCGCTGGACTGTCCGGAGACACAGCGCCGACATGGGGCACCACAAAGGGTGTCACGACACCTGACGGTGATCCGAGCACGGGCTTGAACTGGAAGAACCTGGGCGTGGCGCCTCCATACACTGGCGTGACAGCAGCAATGCAGGTGTGGTTCCAATCGAGACAATTCCAGATTACGAGTGTGATGAATCCAGATGAGAGAAACAAGATGCTCGTTTTATCTTGTACGGAAATCAATGACAGCCGCCAACAGATCACTGTACAGCCGAACAACTTGGGGTAATGAATGGGAGCAATCACCCAGAATAAGTTCACGGTCAACGCGCGATTGCTTGCGCTGGAACAAGAGATGGTGGAACTGCGCAAGCAGTACGGACTCGTTCAGTTGCAGGCAGGTCCGCAAGGCGCAGCAGGACAAGCAGGACAGAAAGGCGACAAGGGAGACCCCGGAGTTGGACTGTCAGGACGTGACGGTCTCAACGGAGCAGATGGACAGCAAGGTCCGAAAGGGGACCGCGGAGACAAAGGTGATCGTGGAGAAAAGGGCGATCAGGGAGAGCGCGGCGCTGCTGGTCACAATGGCATCAAAGGGGACAAGGGAGATAACGGAGAACGGGGCGCAAAAGGCGATGACGGTCTGAGCATCAAAGGAGATGCTGGACAGCGCGGTGAAAAGGGTGATCGTGGAGATGTCGGTCCTCAGGGAATGAGCATTATAGGACCACGCGGTGAGAAGGGTGATAAGGGTGATGTAGGAGCACCAGGACGCGATGGGGTCGATGGAAAGAACGGTGCTGATGGGAAAGATGGACGGCATGGGAAAGACTCTACCGTGCCAGGACCGAAGGGAGAGAACGGCTGGCACGGGAAAGACGGTGCAAAAGGTGAGCGCGGAGAGCAAGGTGAGCGCGGAGAGCAAGGTGAGCGCGGACTACAAGGAGAAAAAGGTGGTAGAGGCGAGCGCGGCGAAAAAGGCGAGCGCGGCAGCGTCACAGTTGTAGGAGATATTGAGCTACAAGAAGCAGTTCAAGTGCTGCGCAGAAAACTCGCAGCATGGCAGGCTGCTATTCAGTTTGCATACGAGCAGAACTATGGCACGAAGCACAAAGGTTTGAAAGCGGCTATTGACAATGTTTTGGCAAAAATAGAGAAAGATTCCAATGCCTGATACAGTGACTCCAAATCTCGGTCTTCACATTAACAGCCCTCTGGCAACAGAGTCGGAGTCTGTCGGTCAGGCAGCCAATGCTTGGGAAACGGACCTCAATTTCAAGCTGATTGACGCAGCTTTCGCAGGGTCCACCGTTTCTGTCAACGGCGCTTCTGTGTCTTCTCCGAATTTCAACGGCGTGACGCCTGCGCCTCCTGCCGGCTATGTCAACGTCATCTGGGCGGCGAGCGGCAGCAGCGTGTCTGCTTATGCGCCAGCCGGCTTCTTAAACCCAATGCTGGCTGCCGGTGACTTGATTTACGAAGATTCTTCACTCGGTCCAGCCCGCTTGCCGATCGGAACATCAGGTGAAGTTCTCACCGTTGTTGGCGGGCTTCCCGTTTGGGCGGCAACGGCTCAGAGCACAACTTTTGAAGCATCTGGTTCTGTTCTCAGTTCTGACAGCACTGTCAATTTTGAGGGAGACGGCACCTATATTTCTGTCAGTAATCCGTCTGCTGGCAATGTTAAGTCCGTTTTGAGTATTGCAGCAGTGCAGTCAGCGCTCGCCTCTGATTTCGATGCGCTCGGTGCTGCCGCTGCTGCCCTTGCGGCTGCTGAGA